CCTAGAACCTCTAAGGCTTTATCCATGTCTTCTATGAATTCAGCTAGGCCTGTCCTGAGTTTGTCAATCATTTCCTCATCACGCTGTATTTCAACAACATGCAATTTTTTACAATTAATATTTCTTGGATCAAACTTGGCAAAAGACCAAGATTTGTAGTCAGTGGCTAATAGGGAAAACTGGACCTGCGCTATCTCCTCTTTCTTTATGTATCCACGACCAGCGAACGCAGCCCAAACACCAGATGAGTAAGGACATTTAAGCTCGAGCCCTTTTTCTTGGCCTTCGATCATTCCGTCCGGCGATATACCTGCGCGCATAGAGTCATCCATATATATAAAGCCATGGTTATTAACCGTCTCGAATGTAAATGCACTGTAAGCGTCTTGAGCCTCTTGCTCGTAATCCTTGCCCCACTGCAATTGAGCCGCTGTTATCTCCTCTTTGACCTTGCCGGTTGCGATCGATGCTATTAATTCATCCATATACGTAAATCTTCCCTGTGTTTTCCGCCCCATTAACAATAAGCTTGCTTTTGATGCCGTTATTACTCCACTCCTTGCGCGATGCCAATCGATTGAGCCTTGCTCCATTGTCGAAAGATTAACGCCAAGGGTTTCACTGTGTATTACCTGCTCATCTTTGAAGTTTCTCATTGCTGTGCGGCCTCTAGTTTAAGCACTGCGGCGGCGGCATGCTCTGGCGTTATATCTTCAAGCTTTTCCACTCTAAGCCATGGCAAGTATTTTTCAGGCTCTTTATCTGCAAGCAAAAACTTTAGCTTTTCGATTGGGTTTTCAACTTCAGGCAATATTTCTTTTTCGGTTCTTGCGTCAAAATCCATATTCATGCCGCGCTCGCACATTTCAATTATTTCTGATGCATTAGGTAAACGTCTCGCTAATCGATGCATTACAGCCTTACAGGCCATACGATCAAACCAATCTTTCCATGGGCCATAGGTTCCTGTTTTACTTGCCGCCCTTACTCGGTCAATATCGGCCTTGCTCATAACCTCTACTATTAATTCTCCGGTGGTTAGTTTGGCGAACGCGAACGCCAGCCTAACTTCGCCACCCTGGAATTTTGGCCGGTAATTGATGTGCTCGCCGTTCTCATCCATCCAGTAGTCAAATTCATCCTCACTGTAAACCGCTTTAGATGAGAGTAGTGAAATTTGCCCCGACATGCGCGCACGCTTCATTACACCGTCGATCATCGGCATGTATTGCGCTTTGGTTATCCACTGCTTAGGCTGGCCATTGGGCGCGATATTGGTGTTAAACGTAACTATCGCAGCCTCTTTATTGTCTGGCACTAGGCCATCTTTAGCGCAATTTGTCAGTGACATTATCAAGCTGTCACGATCGGCACCGGCCAAATCCTTACTGCTCGCCATAGCAATAGCTGAGCATTGAACGAATTTACTCATTGTTACACTATCGGGCAATACAGATTGAACGCCGGCGGCAACAAGCGACGACTCAAGGTCTTTTTGTATAATTGCTAGGTTGCTCATTTACTTTGCTCCATTACTGATAGCTGATTGATATATTTGCGATACTTCCCTTGCATACAGCAAGCACAATTTTCTTTGCCGTTGCTTCGTCAATACCTAGTGACATTATTGACTCTTTGGCCTCGCGTCTCTTACTGCCTACGTGCGCTTTATTTGCTTCAAGCTCTGCCAATTCATCAGCCTTTACTTTGGCTTCGGCAATAACGCGGTTCTGCTCTGCTATTCGCGCGTTTTCGGCTGCAATGCCGGCGTTTATTTTGGCCTGCTTTTCGGCTTCGATTCGGGCGGATTCCGCTTGCTTTGCCTGCTCTATATGTCGAGCCTCAGCATCAATTTCAGCCTGTCTTGCTCTCGCCTCTGAAGCGATTCGATTTTCTTCAGAAATGCGAGCCGCTTCTTTTGCTGCCGCTTCACGCTTTATTGCCTCGAGTTTTTCCGCTTCAGCTTTAGCCGCTGCTTCGTCCTTTAGCTTTTGCTCGTACTCTTCTTGCCGTCGCTTAGCTTCGAGCCTTGCCTCTTCTAATTCACGATCATGTTTTTCATCCAGAAGAATAGCTATTTCGTGATCAGCTTCGACCTGTAGAGCAAGTTTTTCCGCTTCGGCTTCGGCTAGCTTTTTGGCTTCGATGGCCTTTTGCTCTCCTTCCCATAGCGTTAAGGGCTCTCGAGTTTTATCACGAAGAGCATCCATTTTTTCCCTAAATTCACGTAGCTCCTTTTCAATGATTTTTGGCTGAGCCTTGAGGCGCTTAAGATAGCTTTTGCCTTTATCATCTACTGCTACCTTAGACGAGCTTACCTTAGCCGCCAGTGTCGCTATTGCCGCCCTACCTTTTGCCGTGGTTAGGTCTGGGACTACCGATGAAACTTTATCACTAGCCATTTTCACGTACTGGTCAAGACCGCCTTCAATATAAATTGCCGGTGCATTAGATTCTGATATGTCTTCGATCTTTACTAATTCATTGCTCATTTACTTTGCTCCATTATTGCTTTGATAGCTTTCTCGCGATCCCCGCCAAACCACAAGTTGGCGATGCTTGTTATGCTCTGGCAAATTTCTTTAGCGTTCATACTCTCACCCATTTTAATTTCAATTTACTGCTAATTGCAGCTTGCATTTGCTCTACTGTAAAGCCGTATATATTGATCATTATTATTGACCTCGTTGAATTAAATCTAGTGTAATTGACATAGTGTAAAACATCAAGTACAATAATCAAATAAATTAATAATCAACAAGGCGAGATAATGAAAATAACGAAATTTACGACATTCACGGAGTTTGTAAATAAGCGACTAGAGAAGATGAGAAAGACTAATCCGAAGCAGAGTTTAACCGGGCTTCTAGCCAAGATTTCAAGCAGCCAAGGTGACAACCAATCGCTGGCATTCTATCAAATGACGACCGAAAAAAAGAATCGTGATCATTTCGTCGTTATAGAAGATGAAAAAACAGGCGACGTTCATGTGCTAACACGACGATACACAATACCAGCGGAGTCGCTTAAATGAAGAATTTCCCAGCAATAGGGTTTAGTCGATCTGAGTTTGCATGCAAATGTGGGTGTGGATTCGATACTGTTGACGCTGAGCTTCTTGTAGTGCTTCGTGACCTGAAAAGCTATTACGATGGCGCTATCGTTCGCATTGGTTCCGCGTGTCGATGTGAAACCCATAACGCTAAAGAAGGCGGGGCGTCGGACAGCATGCACTTGGTAGGAAAAGCGGCTGACGTAGTTGTAGTTGGTGTTGATCCAGACGAGGTTTACGATTACCTGGATAGAAAGTATTCAGACAAATACGGTGTTGGTCGATACGTATCATTCACACATATTGATCCACGATACGAAAAGGGGAGGTGGTAAAATGGGGTTAATAAGCAGAATTTTTGGCTCGGACAAAATAATCAACGCTGGCATCGATACGATCGACAAAGCTTTTTATACCGAGCAAGAGAAAGAAGAGGCTTTGACTAAGCGCATGACAATGAAAGCTATGCTATTAAAAGCATATGAGCCATTCAAGGTGTGCCAGCGACTTCTAGCCATGATTTACGGGATACCTTATGCCACGGCATGGGCTGTAACGTTCGTAGCTTCGTTCTATCGTGACGTTGAAACACAAATAAACATTCTGTCAAACTCCGACTTTGGTCTTGCTAACATGATCATTCTTGGGTTCTATTTCGCTGGTGGCGCTGCTGAGTCAATATTCAAGTGGAGATCATCAGCCAAAGCGGGGGCGTCAGACAAATGAAAATCATATTCATCTTACTACTATTAACATTATTAACATCATGCTCTATCGAGACATACACGCATGAACCAGATGACCCGCAGATGTTTGGCCCAGACAATAAATTTAATCCTTCTTGTTACACTTGCAATTTTGCATAACCAAATTTGAGTAAATTACCATGAATGAAGTAAATATTTTAGACGAAATCAAAGCAATGAACGCAGCTATCGAAGCTTTAGTTAAATTGCGAGCTCGACAAAGCGAGACCGAAGAAGCCAAAGAAGCCGAGCTCAAAGAAGAGCAAGAAAAGGGAGCTCAGTACGATAAAGAGATTCGAGACCTCCGAGAATCAGCACGCTTGGTTAACGCACTAATGGAGCACAATGAAAACGTCGATGCGGAAAAAAGTCATGCAGCTAATCAAAAAGCTGAAACCCTGCAATCGACTTTTGATGAACTCGTCGGCGCTCATCGCAGCGGAAAACTTGGATACGATGATATCGAGACTTTCGCAACATATAACGAGCTCACAATCCCCGACGAGCACCAAGGAACGCCTGAGGAACCGGACATATCGGCGGCAACTGGCTAGTGACTTAGAAGAAATACTCTCCCTCTTGACCCCTTAACTGGGGTTTTTTTTGGTATAAAAAACGTGTGCTTATGTGAATTCGTTCTCACTATCTACTAAACTAATTCTAGTGTAATCCACCAAGTATGTTATAGTTAACTTACTGAAACGAAACACACAAACAACCCAAACAAACAACCCAAAGGTGAATATCATGAGCAACTTAATCGACTGTATCAAATCTAGCCTTGAAGCAAAGAAAGCAATAATGATCGATCTTGATGTGCGCATAGCCCGCGTTCAATACGACATCGTAGCCATAGGCACGATTGACCAGGCGTACGGCATCAGCGATCAATACGACTGCAAAAGCGCAATCAT